ACTGCCTCTAGAAAATTCATGGTGGGAATTGACAGAGCGAAGATGAAGCTGTATGATGTAGCAGATGATGCTTCCTCAATCAGCATCGATAGCGAAGATCCTGGTGAAGACTTCGCACAATTTCAACAAACACAAAACCGTCTATCTAAATTTGCTGAGTGGAATGTATGACTATTGAATTTAAAAATTATGAAGAGTTTGTGGCAACGGTTACTTCCGATGCTTCAACGAACTTTGTTGATTTCGCTGATCGCATTGGCGAGTTGGATCGTGAGGGTGCCAATATTGAGCGTCTCCTTACTGCTGGCGTTGGGATTAATGCTGAAGGTGGTGAGTTCCTTGAGATCATTAAGAAGATGGTCTTCCAAGGTAAGCCTTGGAACCGCGACAACCGAGAGCATCTTATTATTGAGTTGGGTGATCTTATGTGGTATGTGGCACAGGCAACCATGGCACTAGGTATCTCGATGGAAGAGGTGCTTGATCGTAACATCACCAAACTTGGTAAGCGTTATCCTGAGGGAACCTTTGATGCTTACTATTCTGAAAACCGAAAAGCAGATGATCGCTGATAAGATCAACCTCTCTCTAAATAACTAGAGGGAGGTTTTTTTATATGAAACTATCAGATCTATGTCGTTCTGGAAAGGAGTACGACAAACGTATCACAAAATTTTTGAAGAAGATATCTGATGGTGGAAGATTTCTCCTTGAAGATAACATGGGAGATATTCAAGTTTATGAATTGATTATCTCTTTCAAAGACGGCACCCAATCTACCTACGACAATGATCATTTGGAACAACCAGAGATTCGTAGGTATGCACTTGCAGATATATTATCACTAGCAAATAATGGGGGACTGCGTGGAAAAGCAAACATCGAAGTGTATGGTGGTATAAGCAGAACAAGCATTACCCATACATTTGATTTTGCAGACCTTGTTAAAACTGCCGAGTTTGGTGGTCAGGGTAGAAGAGTTGGTAGAACAAACAGAGGAAATGATTATGAAAGAGATCTCTACGAAAGCTTCAATTATTTTCATTCTGAAGGCGGACCATATCCAGATCATGCGAGACAAATAATTGACTTGGTAACAGCAAAAAATCCAGGACTTGTATATCACGGTGCTCGACATGCAGGAACTGCAAACAGTTCAAGACCACTGAGACTTAGTGGAAGTAACATTTACATATCTGCTGGTGGAGCAACTACTTTAAATATGGGATCCACACTTACTGATATTACGTTATTATTTGGACCTCCAGGAAAAAGACCAACAAAAGAAATCTATCTCTCTGTTAAAATGGGAGATACGCTGTCATTCTTTAACTGTGGTGTTCGTGGCGGTGGCAAAGATAATCTATCATTGTTCCCAACATCATCATTTAATAGTGGCACAATACCAGACGCTGGAATGAAGTATCTAAACATGTTTGGTATAGACTCATATGATTTTATTCGAGTTTTTAGTGGATATACTGGAAAACAAGCAACATCAACAACAGTCCAGAATCATAAACGAACAGTTAGTTTAGATGCCACAGCAAAGGAAGCATTGCAAAATCTTATTGCTTCTGGAGTTGGATATGGATATTGGATGGTTCATTACACTGGAACAGATCTGCATTGCTATGAAGTAGATCAAAAATATATGCAAGATTCTTCTCACCTCATAGGTAATAATATTGAGATTCACTATGGCGGTGTGAATGGTAAAGGTAAAAGAGTTGATATATTATTTGAAACAATAAACTACGAGTTCAAGTTTAATATAAGATCAAAAAGTGGTGGGGAAACATTCCCAACACACACAAACGGAGATTATTATAAAAAATAATGGCTAACGTAACTCAGTTAAAACACCTAGAACACCTTGAAGATGAGATGCTCAACTACGGAGTTGAGGGATGTATGTCGGCTGTATCGTTCTTAAAAGAACTCAGAAATATGTTGGGTCACCAGGAAAGCGCGGGATTTATGCAAACCAAATGGGATGGAGCACCTTCGGTGATTTGTGGTGTGCATCCATACACAAAAAGATTTTTTGTAGGTACAAAATCTGTTTTCAATAAAACGGAACCGAAAATATGTTTCTTCCCAGCAGATGTTGATACTTACTACAGTGGAGACCTAGCAGAAAAACTTAAATATTCTCTGGAGTACTTTAGTCAATTGGGCATTAGTGGAGTTGTACAGGGAGATCTATTATATACAACCAGCACAATAAAGAAAGAAACAGTTAATGGGGAAAAATTATATACATTCAGACCAAATACCATTACGTATGGCATACCAGTAGATCATCCGATTGGAGTTGCTGCTGGAAGATCTAAGATCGGAGTTGTTTTCCACACACATTATTCTGGAGAAAATCTATCCGAGATGCAAGCTATGGCAGGCGCTGATGTGAAAGGATCTGCAGATGTTTTGGTGGTTAAGAATGATACTCCTATGCATCGTGTTGGTTTTTCTAAAACAGAGATGGCAAAGTTTGATCGATACATTGCTAAGATCGAACGTATGTGTCAAATCTGTGGTCCTTTCTTAGATGATCTTGTAAGTAATTTTGGAACTACAGGTGATGCCAAGTTTCATATCTCATCTTATTTGAAGCAGTTCTTTAATAGTGAAATTAAGAATGCTCGTAGTGTTACTAACGTTGATGAGACTATCAATGAGTTGGTAAATTTCTATCATGATAAGATGAGCAAAGAACTTGCCAAGATTAAGACAGCAGATAATTTAATCAAGAAACGCAATCTAGTTTATCAAAGTGAGAACTACTTGCTGAATAATGTCTATAAGTTCAAGACCATGATTGCTCTATACAAAGAACTACAAGCAGTCAAGCAAATGGTTATAGATAAACTAGACCATCTTGAAGAGTTCAGAACTTTTGTTCAGACCGAGAAAGGATATAAGGTCACAACTCCTGAAGGATATGTTCTTCATAAGGACGGTAGCATGATTAAGTTTGTCAATCGTCTGGAGTTTGCTTACAACAACTTCACTCTACAAAAGCAATGGCGTTAGACGGAAAGGTTTGCTACTTCACATTTGGTAGGTTTAATCCTCCTACTAGAGGTCATAAGGAAAATTTTGATGCGGTGAAAAGAGCTGCTGGGAGAAATGATTATAGAATTTATATCTCTCAGAAAGTTACAAAGAATGGAACTGATCCTCTTCCTCCCGATCTAAAATTTGAATACATGAAGTTGATGTTTCCAGAACATCGTGGTAAAATATTTTCTGGACCAACTGGAGCTACACCTATTCTGCAGGAGTTGATGCTTGCTGGATATGATGAGATAGTCTATATGGTTGGTTCGGATCAAGTAAGTAATTTCAGTTGGCTTGAAAAAAGAAACGGTATTGACTGGTCTTTTAGAAACTTTGAAATAAAATCTTCTGGAAAAAGAGATCCAGATGGCGGAACCTTTGCCATCTCTGCAACCAAAATGAGATTGGCAGTAGTTGCTAATGACTTTGTTAAATTTCGTTCTGGTATTCCCCAAGCATTGAATGATAGAGATTGCAGAAAATTATTTGATGACCTTAAAGATAGAATTCCTCCAACATATAAAGGATAATGAAAGATTTTAAGAAACTACGAGAAGAAGCACTGCGCCAACAGCAAAGGCAGCAGGAAGTTTTCAAGGAAGGTGATGTTGTCATGTCTTCGCGTAATGGTGAGAAGGGAACTATTCATCGTGTTGGCGGTAACTATGCCATCGTGATTACTGAGGATGGAGAAATGTTCCGTGAGTGGATCAAGAACATCAGGACTATAAATAATACGAGAAGAACTTCACTATAACGATGCAGTACCAGAAACCAATCAATACAGTTCACAATGACGATCAGTTTTCATCTGGTCTAATGGAATCTTATGGTAGATGGATGGGTGGCGATACCTTCCAGAACACGGATCCCGTAGAACTAAATCTATCGGAAGCACCTTTCGATGGTATGGATCCTCAGTCACACGGCGCAGAGATTGAAGATACTACCAAGCGTAAGAAGGAAGCAAAGAAAGGTGCTTACGTCGGTCAAGAGTCTGCTCCTAAGAATGAAGAGTACGAAGTTCTTGAAACTGAAGAGTATGAAATTGATGGCGTAACTTACGTCCTTGAGAAAGTCAAGATGGACGGCAAGGATGACAACGGTTTCAAAACTTGCTGGAAGGGATACAAGAAAGCAGGCACCAAAGTAAAGGGCGGTAAGGAAGTCAATAACTGTGTCAAGGCTGGTTTCGAACCAGAAGGTGAAGTTGTTTCTGAGAAACTAGATCCAGTCGGCAAGGAAGATAAGGACATCGATAACGATGGCGATCATGATAAGTCCGACAAGTATCTCCATGCTCGTCGCAAGAAGATCGGTAAAATCCTAGCAATGAAGGGCAAGAAATGAAATCCTTTAGACAGTTCTGCGAAGATTGTGGTTGCGAAAAGAAAGAGCGCAAAGGTAAGAAGAAGGGAACTGTAGAAGTTATGCCAACCATCAGAGATGGTGAGAAGGGCATGGTGACTAAACCAACAAATGAAACATTTGCTGGTGATTACAAAGGACCACTCTACGCTCCACATCCAGATCTTCAAGAGAAAGCACCCCCAGGCGCTAAGTATGAGCGCATGGTTAAGCATATCAAAAAGAATTACCCTAAAGATAAAGAGGGTATTGCTTATGCTACTGCATGGAAGCATAAGAATAAGATGAAGGAAAACTATGACAAGGGTGAGTATGATTATGAAGGAGACATGGCAAAGACACAATTAAAAGGTGTCATTAGAAACTCACAAGAACTTCATGACATGTTACAACCTGCTGATAATCTACCAGAGTGG